ATATTGAGCAAAAAGTTGCGGAAGGTGTAAAACGTGGAAACGATGCGCCTAAGTCTTTGGGTACTGCAATTATTCAAGCGCAAGGCTTTAAAGACTTTGCTTCTGGTTTGACTTCTCGTGGTCGCTTTGAAGTTCAAGCTAACACTATCAGTGGTCAAGATGGCACTTCCCCAATTGATTCTGATAGCACGCTTGTTCCATCACAACGCCGCGCTGGTATTATTGAGCTAGCGCGCCGCCGTTTGACGGTTCGTGGTGCTTTGCCTAGCGCTCCTACTACTTCTAATGCAATTGAATTTGTCAAGGAAAGCACTTGGACAAACAATGCGGCTGAAACTGCAGAAGCGGCTCAAAAACCAGAATCAGTGCTTGCTTTCACGCCTGAAACTGTAAGCGTTCGCACTATTGCTCACTTTATCAAAGCTACTAAACAAATTCTTGAAGATGCGCCTGCCTTGGCTGGTTATATCGACGCGAAAATGTCATATGGCGTTGATTATCGTATTGATAGCCAATTGCTTAACGGCACTGGTACTGGGCAGCAACTTAGCGGCTTGTTGAAATCTGGCAATTTTACCGCGTTTACTCCTACTTCTGGTGATTCTGCATTGGATAGCATTAACCGCGCGAAATACTTGTTAGAAGCAAGTGATTACTATGCAACTGCCATTATGCTTAATCCTGCCACTTTTGGCGTTATCGAGCGTTTGAAAGCTGATACTTCTGGCACTTATTTGGTAGGTTCGCCTAATGGTACTACTCTGACTCCATTCCTTTGGGGCTTGCCTGTTGTGCTTTCTAATGCGTTCCCTGCTAACAAGTTGCACGTTTCCAACATTCAAATGCTTGCTACGGTTTACAACCGTTCTGGTACTGTGGTTGAAATGTTTGAGCAAGATGGTGATAACGTTCAAAAGAACCTTATTACAATTCGCGCTGAAGCACGCTTGGCGCTTGCAGTTGAAACACCTGCTGCTGCTCTTTACGGCAACATTACACTTTAACAATGGAGGGGGAGGGGCAACCCTCCCCATTCTTTTATGAATATGCAATCACTGGTATTAGTAACGGAAGCAGCAAGCCTTCCCGTATCGCTTAACGAAGCAAAGGAGCATTTGCGCGTTGATACTAGTGATGATGATGATTTAATCACTTCACTGATTTATGCCGCGACGGATTTTGTTTCTGGGCGCAACGGATATACAGGCCGCGCATTAATTCCTCAAACGTGGGATATGTATTTTACCGCCTTTGATGATATTGAATTGCCTTTGCCGCCTTGTATTGAGGTTACTGGCATTACTTATAAAGATTCCGATTCTGCGGCTCAAACGCTGGCAACCAGCGTTTACACGGTTAACACGGCAAGGCAGCCTGCACTTGTGACGTTGAAACCTAACCAAGAATGGCCTGCAACGGATGGTAGCTGGGACGCTGTAAAGATTCGCTTTCAGTGTGGATATGCTGACGGTTCCCCTGCAAGCGAGGCAGTGCCTTATAGCATTAAAGCAGCCATTAAGCTTGTGATTGGTGATTTATACCATAACCGTGAAGGCGGTAATCTGGTAAACGGTGCAAAGTATGAAATTAACCCAACGGTTCGCGCTTTGCTTAATCCCTACCGCGTGGACATGGGTTTATGATTCCTGATTGGAAAGGCGAAACAGCGGTTGCGATTGCTTCTGGTGCAAGCCTTACTCAAGATGACATAGACTACTGCAAAGGCAAAGCGCGGGTGTGTGTGGTAAACGATAATCACCGCTTAGCACCGTGGGCTGATTTACTTTATGCGTGTGACTTGCAATGGTGGGATTATCATAATCCTGATTTTGCAGGGCAGAAATGGACAGTTGATGGAATCGCAGCGAAAAAATACAACCTCAACCATATTACAGGCCATAGTGCTTCTGGATTATCATTGGATAAATCTTTCATTCATTTTGGGCGCAATAGTGGATTTCAGCTTTTAAACTTACTTGCACATGCTGACGTTTCGCGCATTTTGCTTTTAGGTTATGACTTTCAAGAAACCAATGGTGAAAAACATTGGTTTGGCAGTCATCCCTTCCCGCTGCATAATATGACTCGATGGGATAGTAGTATTAAAGCAATTAACGGCGCGGCGGATGATTTTAAAACGCTTGGAATTGAAGTAGTGAATTGCAGCCGCAATAGTGCTATAACGGCTTATAGGCGTTCAACGATTCAAGAGGAATTATGATAGCAGAAAAAGGCATTATGAAGCTGGAAGGGCTTGTAAGTAAATCGGTGTGTGACGCTGCCGCAAAGGTGATTAAAGCGCAATTCAACCGCAATGAATACCATTCAGGCCGCATTGTAAACCTTCACGTTTCCGCGCCTGAATTGCTTGAAGTATCCGCGCAGGTGGCAGTTAAAGAAGTTTTAGCAGAATTATTTCCTTCACCTATGGTTTACACGTCATTGTCATTTGAGTACGGCACTCAGCAAAATATCCACTTAGATGTTCCGCACTTTTGGACAAAGCCGCTTTATGAATTTGCAGGGATGTGGACTGCTTTAGAGGATATTCATGCCGACGCGGGCGGGTTAGAATACTATGAGGGAAGTCATCAAGTTGAAGTCATGACTGGAATTGATTTTTTGAATGGAAAAGCCGCAAAGACAAAGCAGGAAATTGAAACCGCATTGGTGGAGTATGAATTGTATTTGGATAAGGCGTATAAAAAAGCGGGTTGCAAAAAGAAAGTAATGGCTGCAAAAAAGGGTGATGTGATTATCTGGCATCCGCTTTTAGCGCATGGCGGCTCGAAGGTGAAGGATTTAACCAAAACACGCCTTAGCTATGTGACGCACTGGAAAAGCGAGCGGTCTGCAATCGGTAATGCTTCGTATTTTTTCAATGATATTTACTTGCCGCCATACGAGCGTAGCAGCTTTGAGCATAACGGCGTGCGAGTTTATAACCAGCCGCCCGCATTTGAGCAAAAAGCCTATGTCTAAAAAGCTAATAGCGTTTTATCTTCCGCAAATGCACGAAACTCCGCAGAATGATAAATGGTGGGGCGAAGGTTATACGGAATACCGCGCAGCCGTAACAGCCAAGCCGCAGTTTGAAGGCCACGAACAGCCGTTTATACCGCAGCACTTTTGGGATTTAAGCACAAGTGATGCAATCACCAAGCAAGTTTCCCTAGCGCGTAAATATGGCGTTTATGGATTTTGTTTCTACTACTATTGGTTTTCTGGCGAGCGTGTTTTAGAAAAGCCGCTTGATGTGTTTATGATGACGCAAGATTTCCCTTTTTGCATTTGCTGGGCGAATGAAAACTGGACACGCCGCTGGGATGGACGCGAAAATGACGTACTATTAAGACAAGGTTATAATTCTGACGACTGGCAGAAATTCGCGGCTGATACGCTCCCGATTTTGCAGCACTTGGCCTATATGGAAATTGACGGAAAAAAGCCGCTATTGGTTTATCGTACGGAGGAAATTCCGAATGTGAAAAACTGGGCGGCAAAAGTGAAAAGCTACTATGCTGATAATGGCGTGGATATCATGCTTATACGCGCCGAATCGTTTGAAGTGATTGACCCCGCCGCGCATGGATTTGATGCAGCCTATGAGTTTCCGCCGTTGTTTTACGCAAGGGAGGAAATTCCTATGCAAAACTTTGCAGGGCGTGTTTATAGTTATGATTCGATGGTTAATTGGTGTAAGTCACGTCCTACTCCTTCGTGGCGTGTTTTTAAAGGTGTATGTCCTTCGTGGGATAATACGCCGCGCAGAGGTGCAAAGGCGCATGTAATGTTTGGTGCAACGGTTGCCAAGTTTAAGCAATGGCTGATTGATGCTTTTTCGCTTTCTGATATTGTGTTTTGTAATGCGTGGAATGAGTGGGGCGAGAGCGCCACGCTTGAACCTGATTTAACCAATGGCCTAGCAAGGCTTGAAGCAATTAAAGAGGTAATAAGTGAGTGATACTGTAAGAGGCCACATCAAAGGATATTTACGCAAAAAAGCACCGCTATTGCAGCCCTGCATTTTGGAAGTTGGAAGCCGTATGCACGAGCCTGATGCGTGGTGGGTAAACAATCGCGACCTTGCTCCAAATATGGATTGGTGGGGCATTGATATGCAAGAAGGTAGCAACGTGGATTCTGTTGAGGATATTCACGGCATGAGTTTTGATGATAATAAATTCGGCAGCATTTTATGCAGCGAAGTTTTAGAGCACGTACGCAAGCCATGGGTAGCGATTCCCGAAATGCACCGCGTATTAAAGCCGGACGGTTGGATTATTATTACCACGCTATTCAGCTTTCCGATTCATGGCTTCCCTGATGATTATTGGCGGTATACTCCTAACGGCATGTGGCATTTGCTGAATGATGCAGGGTTTAAGAATATTGAGGTGCAAAGCGGTGCAGAATATAGCATGACGCTTTGTGACCATGATGGTGCTGAAACGGTAACACAAACTTTACCGCGTCATATTTTCGCAGTGGGGCAAAAATGAATTACGATATTACACTGATTACACCTACAGGCGGAAGGCCAGAAGCATTTGCACTTTGCGAACAATATGTAGGGCGTAGAAATACCGATCTTGCGATTCAATGGATTGTCGTAAACGATTATGATGATGCGCCGCATTTAATGGCAACAGATATAATCAGACCTAAACCACGATGGAAAGAAGGCGACAAAACGCTAGGCCGCAATATCAAAGCGGCAGTGGAAGCGGTGCAATCTGATTTTGTTTTGATTATCGAGGATGACGATTGGTATTCTCCTGAATATATCCAGCATTATTATGACAAGCTGCAATCAGTTGAATTATACGGGCAGGGTGCAGCGCGTTATTACAATGTAGCAACCACGCAATATATGATTCACACTAACCGCAAGCACACTAGCCTATGCCAGACTGGTATTAGAACGGAAGCGCTTAAAAAGCATTTGCATTGTTTTGATGGTGATTATCCTTTCCATGACTTAGAGCTTTGGAAAATACCAGTGACAAAGCAGGTTGACCCTGTAAGCAACCTTTGCATAGGAATTAAAGGCATGGCAGGAAGGGCAGGCCTTGGCATGGGGCATAGGCAGGATTTAAGCTTAAATAAAGATCGAAACTATGTTATATTGCAGCAGTGGATAGGCGACGATGCCGAAAACTATAAAGGCTTCTGCAATGTATCGGCTTAATGAAAACGCTGGAAAACTGAGCGAAAAAATCACCGTGACGCGGGAATCTCTCGCAAGTGACGGTTCTGGTGGTGTAACGGTTTCATGGCTTGCGCTTGGCACCTTCCGCGCTTGTGTGGAGCCTATTTCAGGACGCGAGCGTGATATGGCAAGCCAAACGGAAAGCCCCCGCAACTATCGCTTTATATTGCGCCATAGTACGGAAAGCGCGGCTATATTGGCTAAGGATAAAATCACATGGCGCGGCAAAACGTTTAATATCCGCTTTGTAGCAATACCTGACAAAATTAGTCAGTTTTTACGAATAGATGCAGAAGAAGGGGTAGCGGTATAATGGCACGCTACGAGCGCATTCAAGGAGCTGACAAGTTGCGCCGTAAACTTCGCGCAATGGAAAAGCATGTGCAAAGCGGCATACGCCCTGCCATGACGGAAGTGGCGACGGCTATTAAGCTTGATGCAATCCTTCGCGCTCCCGAAGACAGTGGCGACTTAAAGGCAGAAATTGGCTTCAAGGTATCACAAGATGGCATGAGTGCGGTTATTGGTATTGGTGCAGAATCGGTTGCATTGGTGAAGGCCGTAGGCGGTAGCGCGTTTAACACCAGCGTAAAAATGTCAAGGATGACAAAGCATAAGCTATGGCAATTCTTTAAGGGATACTGGGCAGAGTTCGGCACTAAAGGTTCACCAGAGCATAACATACCACCACAGCCCGCTAGGCCGTTTATGCAGCCTGCTTACGATGTAAATGCGGCATGGGGCAAAGCAAAGGTTCGGGATGCAGTTAACGCGCAATTAAAAAGGGTTTCTGAATTATGAGTGACAACACCCTTGCAGTTCAAAAGGCAATTTATAGCACGCTTACGACCGCGCTTTATCCTGTAAAGGTTTATGACTCAGTTCCACAAGGCGCGGCTTATCCGTATGTGGTTATCAATAACACCGAGGTCATGAATGCGGATTTTTTGAACAGCCGCAAGGACGAGCGCATGGTTTATCTTTCGATATGGTCACAATACAGGGGACAAAAAGAGGTTGTCGAAATCATGGCTGATATTGACGATGCACTTCACCGCAAGGCTTTAACACTGGAATCTGGCACGATGGTGCAGTCTTTTGTTCAAAACAAACATACTTCACGCGAGCCTGATAATTTAACCTTTCAAGGAAGCGTAAAATTGCGTATAATAACACAACATTAACTTTAGGAGACTAAAATGGCCATACATACTTCAGCTGGTTCGAAAATTTATATCGGTGGCGTTTCCACTGGTAGCGAAAACCTTGCCGCTTACCTTGCTAAAACTTGGGTTGAAATTGGTGAAGTGGAAAGCATTTCACCTTTTGGCATGACTTACAACGAAATCACTTTCACCTCACTTTCTGACCGCCTTGTTCGCAAGTTCAAGGGTTCTAAAAATCCCGGTACGATTACAATCACCGCTGGACATGATATTGACAATGCGGGTCAAGATGCAATCCGTGTTGCGGTTGGTTCCGATTCTGATTACTGTTTCCGCATTGCATTAAATGATTATGATGGTGGTTCACCTTTGCAAGATACCAATATCTTTTTCAACGGCAAAGCAATGTCCGATACCACTGAAGTTAATAACGTAGACAGCATTACAATGACTACATTTAGCGTT